TCTAAAGTAGCTGGAAAATTACTAGCCATCGTTCCTCCTATGGAACCAAATCAAGAGTGAAAATACCAGAAGCATTCCACTGGATCTCAAACGTGCCCGACGTAGTAGAAAAATCTCCACCAAAATCTATACAAGCAACCAAATACCTAGTTGAATCGGCAGCGCCTACATTGATACGATCATAAATTACTGCACGTCTAGCCCCAGAAATAGTTGAGTTAGGCCAAGTAACATCCCCAGCATCCCACGTCAACTTACCTGTACCATCAGAACTTTTGACAAACGTAACACTAGATAAAGCATTACCGCCAGCAGTGTAGTTAGTTCCTGTCACTTCATTAGTCACATCGTTTTTGAAATCATTTGTTTCAAAGTTCGGAGTATAACTAGAAGTAGTTAACATACAGTAAAAATCACCGTTGTCAAGATCTACACTTAAATCGTTTTTAAGAGCATTTAAAAACGTTGGGCAAAAAAGGCCGTTAGCCATTAGTAGCACCTGTCCCGTGAATAGGCTTCGGTTTAATCTTTACATCACCGTTTGGTTTTTGCATTTTTTTTCTTACTCCCAGCAGCTTTAGCCGCTGCTTTTTTTCCTGCTGCTGTATAAGGGTACGACTTTCCATTTACTTTAGGCATAATACAGATGCTAGCAGATAAAGCAGGGGGAGCCAGGGAAAGGGGAAAAACCTGACCCCCCCTACACCTCATCGGTAGCTAACTAGTTTGCGCCAATACTTGATGCTGACTCTACACGATCCAAAGCAGCTTCACGGAAACGTCCGTAACCTGCAAGGTGGTACCAACCAACTGGGTTGAACCGGCGAAGAGTATCTACAACAGGACCAAACACGATGCTTGGATCTTCACTAAATCCTGGAGCACGAGAGAATGCCTTAGCAAGTCCCTGTCGTCCACAGATAAGTGTCTGATAAACATCAACGTTAGCATTACCGCCATTAACAATAAGGCCAGCGCGTGGGTTTTCAATGTATTCAATACCATTGAAGGTACCGATTGAACCCGCACGAATAGCTGGACCATTCTGCAATATTTGGTAGTTGATAATGTCTGTTACGCCAGCAGTAGGAGCCTGGTTACGAAGATCGTAAGAAACATCTGGGTGGATAACAGCCATGTAGTTGCCATTTTCCCAACCCATTGCATTACGAGTACGCAAACGAGCTACAGCTTTACGACCATGCTGTGCATCGTAAATGTTCGCAGCAACAATAGCGCCACGAGATGTTTGACCAACGTGTTGTACATGAGTACCAGCGTTAGCAATGTTTGAAACAATCTTATCCATTGAATCTGCCATGTTGTAGCCAACAATGTCAGCCGCATCAGCGTCAACGTTTAAGAAAGAAGTTCCACGTACCAAAGCTGTAGTGATAACCGCTGCACCATACTCAGCCAAAGTAACAGTGATCTTTGAATCTGTTAAAGCTATAGCAGTAACATCTGTACCCTCAGTGAGAGCAGTAGTCTGCTGTGCCATGTCTTGGTAGAAAGTAAACTGAACACCAGAACCGTTATGGCTCTGAGCAGTTGATCGCACATCGGCAATCATTTCAAAAAGTGGTTGTGAACGCAACGCAAAGTAAGCAGTCTGCTCAAATGCAGTTGTTACCTGGTCGTTAAGCGTCCCTGTTGTTGTCTGTGCCATTATTAAAGTCCTAACTAATAGTGAGAGACTCCAATTTGACTAGATACTAAGTTGCAGCACCCCAAAGATATCCTTGAGATTCCCATAAGGCTCTCAATTCGTCTTTCGATTTTGTAGCTTTTATTTGTGCAGTAAAATCTACAGGTGATACTGGATCTCCACCTTGGCCGGTAGCAGCTATACGCTGCTCGCTTTGTAACGCATCATTTGCAACATTGGAAAACTGAGAAGACGAACCTAAAAAACCTGCGTCAGCAGCTTCATCTCGGATTGCCTCAACACTCAATTCACCGTCATAAGCTTTTACAAAATATTCAACACGTCTGTCATTAGGATCAAGTCCTGCCGAACGAAACATGTCTTTACGTTCATAAGCTTGCAATCTAGCTTCAGCGGTTTCTGCTCTATCTCTATCAGCAGAAGCATCTGCTTCCATTTTGCGTCGCCAATTTGGCTTTGATTCAGTTGAACTGCCAGTACTTTCGTCTTCAAAGGAGTCGGAAGCTGCCATATGTCACTCACCTATGTTACACATCCTCAGCGGTGGTACTTCGGATGGAAGCATTCATTGCATGGCGCACCTTCTCAGGGCCAAACAACTTACAAACAATTAAACACGTAATAAAGGTTTATGTCAAGTATTCGATCCACCTAAACTAGTTATACCTTGAGAAGTACCCATCAAACCGCCTCTTCCTTGGAAAGAAGCATTACGTGATTGTTTACGTCTATCAACATCTTTGTTAGCAGTTAAACCAAACAACGATTCACCAATAAGAGTTCCGCTTATTTGTTGCTCACCTAATACTGATTGAGCTAAACCTGCAACAGGGGCAAGACGAGCAGCCGCTTCACGTTGTTGAACACCCATATCAGTTAAATATTCTGATAAGTCTTGACTAAAACTTTGTTCTCTACCAATTAAAGTAGCTGAAGTTCCAGCAATTTTAGATGCACCAAGCACACGTTTATTTAACATATAGCTTTTAGTTTTTTCTGGATCTAAAAACAATGCAACAATATCATTTTGATCATAGTTGTATCTAGTAGCAAGCATATTTAATACTTCAGGATCAGCTACACGAGAAGCTTCTTCAGCTACCTGTACACGAGATCGCCATTCAGATAATGAAATGTCACCAGCTATAAGTTGAGTTACAGAATCTCCTGTACCTAAAAAATCTGCGTTAAGACCAGCAGTTTTAGCTATCTGATTGTATCCTCTAACAGTTTCTATATAAGCTGATTCAGATATTTCTGTCATACCGGCTGATCGACGCAAAGCCATACCTGGAAAACGTGTGTCGTATGCTGCTCGAACTGTAGGATCAGTACCGTATCTCATTTCCATAACCACAGCGTTAGCGTCTTTGCCTTGCATGATTTGTTCGTTAGCCCAATTACCTAAATCTTGTAACCCAAATTGTGCTAGTAACCCTGTCAAAATTGCTTTAGCAGAATTTTGAGATTGGTTTATTAACCAGTCATCGTATGGTGTACCAGGTTTAATTGTGTTTTCAGGTTTAATTTTGCATGTTCCAGTAGCTTCATCAAACGTACCACCCTTGGCAAGACATTCATTTCTTGTTCTATCTAAAGTATTTTCTAAACCACTACTAGGATCAATACTATAACCATCAGTATTAGTCCAATCACCTACGGATTGTACAGGTAATCCAGTTTCTGGATCAGTTATTACACGCCCATTATCTAACATAGGGTTGTAATTAAATCCAGAATTACCTTCAGTCACATCAGTAATACCAAGAGCCGCTCGTGCTGCAACACGTTCTAAATTCTTACTTTGCCTACGTTCAGTAAGCTCACCACTTGAAGCAATATTGCCATCTGTATTTCGGTAATCATAATTTTCTAAAACCATTAGACTGCCACCGCTCCCATAAGTTTACCAATCTCAGCCGCTTGCCGATACGCAGCATTCATACCTTTAGTACTCTTATCGTAAGTATCTGAACGTCTTAAAGCCTCAGCAAAATTAGCAGGAGCCAATTCTCCAGAACCTAATTGAAGAAGCCAATTATTATCTTCCCCATCCCACATAGGATTCCGACCAATAGTATTAGCAAATAAACCAGTAAAACTACCAGCTATTTGAAGAACTGTCCGCCCAGATTGCAGCCTGTCTGCCCAAGCTGGATAAAGATCAGCAGCAAGATCAGCATATTCTGCATCAAGTTCTTCTTGCGTAATAATACCATTAAACAATCTTGTTGTATCTTTTTTTAAAGTTAATGGATCAATAGTAATGTTGTAATTTCTAGCTGATTCCAAAACAGATTCTTGTCTCTGATTAATATCACCCTTAAGATTTACTGCTTCGCCATCTGCATTAAGACTATCTTCAAGAGGTATGTCTGGAACTGAACCATCCCCATCAGACATAGCTTGTCTTATTTCTTGTTCAGTATTTATACCTTTTTCCCAAAAGAATTTAGAAGCTGCACGGATATCATCTTCACTCCAAACAATCTGATTCGAATCTAATATTCCTTCAATTAATTTACGATGCCCGTTAACTAACCCTAAACGTCTAGTAGACCATTCAATTTCATTTGTATTTGGTCCCCATTGAGTATCAGCAACTTTTTGTGCAGCTATTGTATTTTGATAGTAAGCAGTTTTTTTGTATTGCTCGTCAACCCAAGCTTCATATTGAGGAGTGCCTTGCTCCATTGGTGGATCAAGAAGTAAATAATCAGTTTCAATGATATCAAGTAAACTTCTGCCATCTATCATGATATCTTCACGGTCTTGTAAATGCCGTAACTGAGCAATACTTGGGTCCCAAGTAAATGTTTCTGCCCCAAGTTCTTCAGGTTCTTCCCCAGGTTCAGATTCTCCAAACGGTGAAGGATAGTAATCTTCATCTTCAGGGCCATTAGTTGAATTCACAAACACTGGCTCAAAATCTGAATTTACATTTGTGTTTGTTCCCTCTCTCATTTCTATACTCATTTGTTCTAAACTTTTTTGCAAAAATTCAGCTCTCTTATTGTTAGCAATATAAATTTCATCTTCTTCAAGAACACTTCCTTTTTTTAAACCTGTTCTTTTATCAATTTGTTCTCCACCACGTAGCTGACGTGTGCCTCTATAGCTACTTTGTATATCTTTGTTTTCAAGATTTATTTCTTGAAGCTCATTTTCTGCACGAATAACTCGGTCTTCAAGAACCATTC